TGGATGGTAGGTCGTAATCCTAAACTAAAAATTATTCAATCAACTAACACAACTGAATTATCTGTAAGGTTTGGTCGTAAAGCAAAACAACTTATGGACTCACCAGAATATAAAGAAGTTTTTGAAACTAGACTTAATCCAGATTCACAAGCTGCTGGTAAATGGGAAACAGAACAAGGTGGAGAATATTATGCTGCCGGTGTTGGATCTGCAATTACTGGAAGGGGTGCTGATTTATTAATTATTGATGACCCACATACTGAACAAGATGCAATGAATGCACAAGCTCTTGAGAGAACCTATGAGTGGTATACATCAGGACCTAGACAACGTCTTCAACCTGGTGGAACAATTATAATTGTAATGACTAGATGGAACGAAAAAGATTTATCAGGTCGTTTGATTAAAGCACAAAAAGAACCTAAGGCTGATCAATGGGAACTAATTCAATTTCCTGCTATCATGCCTAACGATGAACCCCTGTGGCCGGAATATTGGAACATAAAAGATCTTGAATCAGTTAAAGCATCTATTCCTTTATCAAAATGGAATGCACAATATATGCAGAACCCAACAGGAGACGAGGGTGCATTAATTAAAAGAGAATGGTGGCAAGATTGGGAAAAAGATTTACCACCATTAGAACACGTTATTCAATCTTACGACACAGCTTTTATGAAAAAAGAAACTGCTGACTACAGTGCGATCACTACATGGGGTGTATTTCATCCAACAGAAGACTCTGGTCCCTGTCTCCTGTTGCTGGATTCTTTAAAAGGTCGGTACGAGTTTCCAGAACTTAGGCGTGTTGCATTAGATCAATACGGCTACTGGAATCCGGAAACAGTGATTATAGAGGGCAAGGCATCAGGGCTCCCTTTAACTTATGAATTAAGAAAATCTGGAATCCCTGTAATTAACTTTACACCATCACGGGGTAATGATAAACATACTCGTGTTAATTCTGTATCACCTCTATTTGAATCAGGGAGAATATATGCTCCTAAAGATATGGACTTTGCACAAGAAGTTATAGAAGAATGCGCTGCATTTCCTTATGGAGATCATGATGACTTAGTTGACTCTATGACTCAAGCAGTAATGAGATTCAGACAAGGTGGTTTAATTGATCACCCTGAAGATTATGAAGATGAACCTTTACAGCAGACACAAAAAGTGTATTATTAATAATTATGGCTATAGACGAAAACGATCCAAGATTAAAAGACATGCTCAGAAATATTGAGCTAGGTGATATACCTGAAGATTTACCGGCTGATCCTGAAGATTATGATGATATGGGTGGTATTAAATCTTTAGATACTATGCAAATGGCTAGTGAGACTCCTGAAGAAGAGTTTGAATTAGAACTAGGTGGAATGTTTGAAGAATTTCAAGAAGCCGTTAAAAATGGATATAAAGGAACAATAGAAGATTATTCAAAAGAATATTTTGGTAAAAAAGAAAAAGCGCCATCAATTAAATTAGCATCAGGATACAAACCAGGTGACTTTGCAATAAATGAAGATGCAACTTTCTGGTCACGTAAACCTATTTACTACATTGAAAATGATCCTGAAGCAGGAAACTTTGACGTTGATGAAGTAAGAGATATGTTGGGTTACGGAGCCGGGAATCCGGATAAACAATATGCTATGGGTGGTAGAGTAAATTATAATCAAGGTACACCTAAACAACAAATTGTTGAACCACCAAAATCAATGCAGATGGATACAACAACAGGTGAAGGTGCAAATATTTTTAAAATTTCTGATTTAATGAAAGAGAGAGAAAGAGGTTTGTTAAATAAAAAACAAATGGATATGCAAAAAATTATTAATGATCAAAAAGCAAAAGATAGAGCTTCTAAAATGGATATGAGAAAAAGAGATTCAAGAATGTCTGATATTCAGAGAATTAAAGAAATGATTAAAAAAGCACAAGACGATAAATTAAAAAGAGCTAAAGGCGGCATTGCAGGAGTTCTGTAATGGACCTAGTACCACCAAAAAAACCTAAAAATTATTCTAAAACATTAGACATGCTTAATACAAAAGCTGCAGCTAATATGTTTAGTCCTAAAACATATGTTAATTTAGTAGGCGAGTTTTCAAAAAAAGCATTAGATAATAATGAAATATCTCAATCTGAATACATGAAAATTATTAGACCATTGTTTGGAGATGCCGGAGTCATGGCTTCTAAGAAAATAAAAGAATATCAAGATGAACTTAATAAGTATTCTATTGGTGGCAGAGTTAATTTTTTAAAAGGTGGTGACACTAAATATAATGCAATGGTCACCGGTAAGTATATTGAACTAGGTGGTAAAGAAGGTACTGGTATGGATATAGATAAATTTGCAGATACGTATTTTCCTAAAGAAGATAAAGTTATAGAAATTCCTCAAATGGCTAATGGTGGTCGTATGGGCTATAGCGAAGGATCTAACTCTTTAAGAAAAAGAGTTGAGGAACTTATGGATGATGGTTATGAGTTTGGTGAAGCAGTTAAACAAGCTTCAAAAGAATTAGAGAATGATTAAAAGACTAACTAGGACTATTCCTCCGGAATCCGGACCCATGCCTCAGGGGTTGAATATTTCTTATAATACTGTTAAAGAGGTAGAACATACGGAGAAAAAATATAATGGCAGACATAGACAAAGCACTTCCAAACGAGGTTCGAAAAGAATTTGAGGTTCCAGGACCTGATGAACTTAAAGAACAGGTAAATGAAGAAATAGAGATTGATGAACAATCTCTTGAACCTGTCGATATTCAAGAAAATGAAGATGGATCAGTTGATATTGATTTAGATCCACAAGCTGCATCACCAGAAGGTGGGGATGAACATTATGCTAACCTTGCAGAATTTTTACCTGATGATGTATTGGGTAGATTAGGTTCTGATTTAAATGGTAAGTATATGGATTATACTTCATCAAGAAAAGAATGGGAGCAATCTTATATTCAAGGTTTAGATCTTTTAGGTTTTAAATACAATAACAGAACAGAACCATTTCAAGGAGCAAGTGGTGCAACTCACCCTGTACTCGCTGAAGCAGTCACTCAGTTTCAAGCATTAGCTTATAAAGAATTATTACCAGCAAATGGTCCTGTTAGAACTCAAGTAATGGGTTTATCAACACCTGAAAAAGAACAACAAGCAACACGTGTTAAAGATTTTATGAATTATGAAATCATGGAAAAAATGAAAGAGTATGAACCAGAGTTTGATCAAATGTTATTTAATTTGCCACTCGCAGGTTCTGCTTTTAAAAAAGTTTACTATGATGACATGGAACAAAGAGCAGTATCAAAATTTGTTCCGGCAGATGATTTAATTGTTCCGTACACAGCTACCTCATTAGATGATGCGGAAGCAATTATTCATCGTGTTAAAATTTCAGAAAACGATTTAAGAAAACAACAAGTAGCAGGATTTTATAGAGATATAGATTTAGCTAAACCAGATAGTACAGACTCCGATATTGTAAAAAAAGAACGAGAATTAGAAGGTACATCTAAAACTCAAGATGAAGATGTTTATACAATACTAGAATGTCATGTGGATTTAGATTTAGAAGGTTTTGAAGATTCTGATCCAGAGACTGGTGAGCCCTCAGGAATTAAGATACCTTACATTGTAACTTTAGAAGAAGGGTCACGAGAAATTTTATCTATTAAAAGAAACTATGAAGTAGGAGATCTTAAAAAATCTAAAATACAATACTTTGTACATTTTAAATTTTTACCAGGACTTGGCTTTTATGGTTTTGGTTTAATTCATATGATTGGTGGATTATCAAGAACTGCAACAAGTGCACTTAGACAATTATTAGATGCAGGGACTTTATCTAACCTACCTGCTGGATTCAAGCAACGTGGTATTAGAATTAGAGATGATGCACAATCAATTCAACCCGGTGAGTTTAGGGATGTAGATGCACCTGGTGGAAACTTAAGAGATTCGTTTATGATGTTACCATTTAAAGAACCATCACAGACTTTATTATCATTAATGGGAGTCGTTGTTAATGCAGGTCAAAGATTTGCATCAATTGCAGATTTACAAGTTGGTGATGGAAATCAACAAGCGGCAGTAGGAACAACAGTCGCTTTATTAGAGCGTGGTTCTAGAACTATGTCTGCGATTCACAAAAGAATTTACTCAGCTTTGAAAAATGAATTTAGAATCATGGCTAGAGTATTCAAATTATATCTACCACAAGAATATCCGTATGATGTAGTTGGGGGTCAAAGAATGATTAAACAACAAGACTTTGATGAACGGGTAGATATATTGCCAGTTGCTGACCCTAACATTTTTTCTCAAACACAGCGTATTTCCCTCGCTCAGACGGAACTCCAACTGGCACAATCAAATCCACAAAT